AACCTAAAATGGCAAAGCTATACCTTGTCAACGGACGCATCATTTATGATGATGTTAATAAATTAGCCCTTGTCAATGGCCGAATATTAAGGTTTACGGGTGGCGCCGGCGGGCCAGCCACTCAAGCGCTTACCGTAACCGCCGGTATTGCCAGCACAAATGCTTTTGGAACGCCGCAGCTCAATTTAAACCTTGCTGCCACCGGTATTGCCAGTACGACCGCGCTGGGGTTGCCTACGCTTACTCTGGTCTCTGGCACTCAAGCGCTTACCGTAACTGCCGGTATTGCCGGCACAAACCTGTTTGGAACGCCACAGCTCAATTTAAACCTTGCTGCCACCGGTATTGCCAGCACAAACCTGTTTGGAACGCCACAGCTCAATTTAAACCTTGCTGCCACCGGTATTGCCGGCACAAACCTGTTCGGAACGCCACAGCTCAATTTAAACCTTGCTGCGACCGGTATTGCCAGTACGACTGCGCTGGGGTTGCCTACGCTTACTCTGGTCTCTGGCACTCAAGCGCTTACCGTAACTGCCGGTATTGCCAGTACGACCGCGCTGGGGTTGCCTACGCTTACTCTGGTCTCTGGCACTCAAGCGCTTACCGTAACTGCCGGTATTGCCAGCACAAACCTGTTTGGAACGCCACAGCTCAATTTAAACCTTGCTGCCACCGGTATTGCCGGCACAAACCTGTTTGGAACGCCACAGCTCAATTTAAATCTTGCTGCGACCGGTATTGCCAGTACAACCCTGTTTGGAACGCCGCAGCTCAATTTAAACCTTGCTGCCACCGGTATTGCCAGTACAACCGCGCTGGGGCTGCCTACGCTTACCGTACTTGGCCCGCAGGCATTAACCGTAACGCTGGGGATTGCCAGCACAAATTTATTCGGTATACCCTCCATTCTTCAAACAGATATCGTTGGAGGTATTGCCTATTCTGCCGTTAATCTGTATCCAAGCTTGAAAATAACAGGTGTTGCGCTTATAACAGCCGTGGACACAACGGCTACCAACCTGTATCCTAGCGTGAAAGTTTCTAATATAGCGGTGGCGGGGTAATGCCTGATATATTAATTGATTCTAACAACGTTGTAGAAGTGGCGGCGGTAGTTAATGGCCTATCGGGCGCCCCTATCACTACTGCTGCCGTTAAAGTTTCCTTTTTTGACAATGCCGACGATTCAGCTATTGTTGGAGAAGCGTGGCCAGTAACGCTTGCGCACGCGTCCGGGGGAACCTATCGATATACCCTTTCTAAATCTCTTACTCTGGTACCTTGCGTAACCTGTCGAGCTGAATTTAGTATTGATGATGGGGCGGGTTTCCATAAAGAGTGGGATGCCTTGTATCCGGCGGTGTACGGATCAATCAGCGCTAAAATCTTTATCGATAACACTGATCACGTACTTACAGTAGATGGTCTTGACGATGCAATTTCACCCGGCTCGTATATAAACGGCGCCACGGTTCAAATAACTTTAACGGATCTCGCTGGAGTCAATATCAGTGGCGAAATCTTCCCTTTAGCCCTTACTTATGTAGCGGCGTCCAACGGAAAATATCAGAATACCTTGCGCGATACGCTTGACGTGGCCGCTGGAGATGTTGTAAAAGTCCTTATCACGGCTGATAACGGAGCAGGGTATCATCGTGAGTGGCGTTCAATTTTAACCATAGAAACAGGAGCCTAGTTATGGCAAATAAACTATACCCGCTAACCAAGCAGCAGATGCTTCAAGCCGGCATAAACATGAATACTGGCGTTATCCGCGCCATATTAATCGATACTGGAGTCTATACTTACAGCGACGCACACGCTGATTATGTGGATCTTTCTGGAATTGTTGGAACTGAAAGCGACCCTATTCTCAGCAAAACCTTTACTAATGGCATTTTTAACGGCGCCTCTGTAACGTTTACCGCTATACCCGGGCCAACGACTGTCGAGGCCATTGTTATCTTTCTGGATACAGGCGTTGCGGCAAATGATTTGCTTATCGCCTATCTGGATACGAGCGTGACAGGTTTGCCGGTGACGCCCAACGGTGGAGATATAACTTTGGCGTGGGATACGGGAGTGAATAAAATTTTTGCTTTATAAGGCTTAGCTGTGGAGGTGTATATTTTCAATCGCTCATGGATGACGAAGAGCTGGCAGAAGGGACAAAGGTTACGCAGGAGTACTTTGCGTCGCTTTATAAAATGTCTAAGTACCAACTTAGAGAAGAAATACATGATTTATACCTAAGGTGTTTTATGCTGTGTGGTTGTGTAGAGAGGCTTGAAAAGGAAATTACAAAGCTACTGGATAAGGAAGATTAATATTTTGAGCTTAAGTTATGACAGACAAAGAATTTCAAGACAGGTTAATTAGCCAGCTCAGTGATATGGGAATAGGACAGAGAAAGTGGCATACCGATAAGGGCATTCCGCTTGCGGTCTTGTTAATGTTTGCTGGACAATTAATGTGGGCGGCATGGTATTCAAGTTCGGTTGCCAGCGAAGTTAAAGTTAATGGCAAGGCTATAGTGGAGATAAAAGCAACCCACATAACTCAAGATAACGCGGCTGTATTTGAGCAGGCGATACAAATAAATCAGGCCCTTATTTTAGAAGTGCGAAAAGAGGTCAGAAAAAATACAGAAACATCATACAGATTCGAGAGGAAATTGGATGTTTTCATTGAGTCACAGCGCGAGAATCACGCAGAATGAAAACCAAAGATAATTCAGTCAGTCTCGAAGGCATGAATCCTGCAATGTGGCCGATGGCTATGCGCGTAGATCATGTTTATAAAGAGGAACTAGATTACGAAGCAGTAATAACCTCTGGCAGTGAGTCAAAGACAAAACATAAAAAGGGCAGCTTTCATTACCCAAAAAACACGCCAGATAAAATGGGCAGGGCGATTGATTTCAGAACGTGGGCTACTAAATTCAGCAGTCTACAACTAACAGGGTATAACAGGGAACAGTTCCACGAGAAGGTACAAAAAGCCGCAGGGAAAAACTTTCAGGTTATCGACGAGGGCAATCATTTTAACATTGAATTAGATAGGTGACGTCATGAAACATAGGGGTATGTTTATTGTATTTATTATAGGGGCAGTTTTGGTACTCGCATCTTGCGCAGAAACTGTAAAACGTAAAACAACGCAAACGGTAACCACGTTAAATGCGGATAATAAGCCGGTAACAGTTGTTACTGTTACAGATGAGAAATTGCCAAAAGATATTGCATTTAAAGAAGCTATAACAGAAGAACGATCTACTTGTATTCCTGCAGCAGACAGTGGCGGCGCAGGGAAAGTGAATCTAAGTTTAATAAATCCGATGGAACTCAAAAGTGGCGCTGCACAGGACAGGTATATCCAAGAAGTTTCACGTGGGCAGTTGATGAATATAACACAAACTGCACTGGGCATTATTGAAGGTAACCCTGTTGTTGCGTGCCATGAATCTATTACAAAAGAAGCTATTGCATATTTTGAAATGGAGGCGCAGCGGTCATCTAATAGATGGAGTTTCGGTAAGTTTCTCGCTGGGACTGCTGCTGTTGCTTATTCTATTAACTCTGTAGCGGGGGCAGTTGCTGCTACTGGGGCGGTCGGCGATAGCTATGTCGGCGAACTTAATATCTCAGGCTCAAGTTCAGGTGGAGCAGGTGGCGGCGAAGGTGTTGCCGGTCTTGGTGGAGCATTGGATCAAAATATCAACATTGGTAATGGCACCCAGAACCGTGCTGCTGGCAATCTGAACTTTGGTAGAAACCCAATTAACGGAAACGAAAATTCACCTCAGGACAATGACGGCGGGAATACTGCGAAGCTGTTTTAGTGACGTATGAACGCAAAGGAACGAGCAAGACGTGAGGTATGGGATTTAATAACGCGCATGGAGCAGTTACAGGAATCCTATCAGTTTGTCTCACGTGATTTACCTGCTGGATTTGGGGATTTCTATGAGGGTTGTATGACAGAAATCGAGTTTTACGACAAGGAATTAATTAATTTACACTAAGGGGTATTACTATGAAAAAGTTGATAGATACACTACAGAAATACTGGAAAACCGCTTTGGTTGCTGCGGTTGCTGTGGGTGCGGCGCTTAAACCGTTGTTTGATTTACTACAGGAAATGCTGGATTTGCTATAAGTGCCACTTCTCACCAAACCGAGACCGTTATTTCGACAGCTTTATGAAGATTGGTATCAACTATATGACCACTTAGAATACCAAGACATTGAAACAGGTGAGATTTATAAGGTAGAAGGCGGAACCAAGTGGGATATGGGAACGATCCTTAAAATCGTTCCTCGATTCTTTGTCCCTCACGCAGATCAGATGACCTATCCATCTGCTTTGCACGATAAGTTCTATGCCGACTTTTCTGTTACAAGGGCAGTAGCCGATAGAATACTTAGACAATTTCTCATCGAAGAGGGGCTTGCTAAGTGGAGAGCGTGGGGGGCATGGACGTTTGTACGCATGAATTTAAAAGCAGAATATAGATGGGAAAAGTAATCAACTTTCTTAGCGTTGTTGTGACCGCGCTGGTATTTATTTTTGTTGCGGGGCTTCAGAATGCACGGGCTTCAGAGCGAGACTATCAGCTTGAATGGTGTGATCGTTTCAACGGCGAGCATGAAGTGGTCTTGCCTGACAGAGCGCGTGTTGATTGTGTTCTCCCCGAATACGCTATTGAATTTGATTTTGGTAAGAAATGGGCAGAATCAGTAGGACAGGCGGTTTTTTATGCTTCACAGCTGGATAAGCACGCAGGAATAGTTCTGATAATGGAGTCAAGAAAAGACTGTAAATACCTCAGCAGACTGCGCGAGACCGTCGCCTATGGCGGATTGGGCATTACTGTATGGCAGGTTGGCGAATACGCTTATCAATGCTCGCCCTAAAATCAAGTAAAAATAAACGATTGACAAAATCTATCACGTAACGTATACCTATCGATATTAACTACTACCCGGAAGGATGTAAGCATGCCAAAACTAACTGCCGCAAAAGCTGTAAACCCCCGCTATGATGCCATAAAAGCCATTGTTCAGAACCGCCTAAACGACAACGAAAGTGACGAAGGAACTTCTTTAAGAGACGTTATGGAGGCGCAAGGAGTAGAGATGGTGGATTTGGATACGCCTATCGAACCTGAGATAAAAGATTCCGATTCACACTTTAACCAGAACAGAGAAGTTAGTGTGGATATAAAAGCTGACACTTTTACGCCGGACGAAAATGACGATATTAAAATTGAGGGTGCGCCTGAGCCGGAAGATATCTCTTTAGAAAAAGATGTTTCGGAAGTGCTTGAAGTTAAACCCGATGAAACACTCTCCGAGGAACCTCCTAAGAAAACAGAAGAAACTCCCGTTTACGAAAAAGATGGAAAATACTACACTAAAATTAAAGTTGACGGTGTGGAAGAGGAGATCGAATTTACCAAGCTCGTTGCTTCAGCGCAAAAAGATCGCGCATCGTTTGAGCGTTTTCAGGAAGCGGCCAGAAAAGAACAAGAGTTAGCTGTTCGAGAAGATAAGTTTAGTGCTGCTCAAACAGAAAAAATTGCACAGGATATTTTGCCTCAGCCAGTAATGTCTGAGACAGTCATAAACGATACCGTAAATGCTCTTTACGATTCGTTGGCGTATGAGAGCGAGGATACCGTCAAGGCTGAATTAGCCAAAATAGTATCCGGGCAAGCACAGCCCCAAAGTGCAAAAGGGCGAGAAGAAGTCTCTACCCAGAGCGAGCCAGTTGACATAGAGGCTCAAATAGAAGCTGCCTTAGAACGTAAAGCGGTACAAGAATGGGAAAGCGCAAGACAAGCTGCGGTTGCCCAGTGGGAAATTGATTACGAAGATATTAGCTCAGATCCTGAGTTAAGGGCTTTTGCGAACGAAAGATCTGTAAGCATCGCTCTTGCTAACCCTCAACAGCCTATACAGGAAACGTTGAAACAAGCAGGAGATAAAGCCCGAAAGTGGCGAGATTTTGAAGCGGGTAAAACCCCTACTTCGGATTTGGCTACAGACATCAATACCGACGAACGTATTGCGAAGAAACGAGCTGCGGCAGCACCCGTGCGGGCAAATAGCGCGGCTGCAACCCGAGAAGTAGAGAATGACAAACCTTTGAGTAGATCAGATGTTGTCGCTCAAATTCGAGAAGGTCGCGGCCAATCAGCTGTTTAGCCCCTATTAATTGACTGTAACCTAATAGGAGAAACACTATGGCTGGTCAAGTATGGGGAACAAATAATCTGGGTGGCTACATGTATTCAGACCAATTGTCCCATGAACTGAGAATGGCATTGCAGCCTGTACTCAAGTTCCGTATTTTTTGAGAAGCTGGCGGAACTAAAATTTTACTATATGCTGGAACCTCTCGTGAGGGCATACAAACTACTAAGGTGAAATTGGTATGCATAGAGAAAATCAGCAGGAAATCAAGATAACTGAATTGGATATTGCTTGGTTAGCAGGGCTTTTTAATGGCGATGGTTGCTTCGCGATGAATGTTCGCAAGAAGTGCTGGAAAGGAAAACGCAGTATTGGGGTTGATCTCAGTATTACGCTTACCCAAACAGACGCTATTATCGTTGAGAAAGCTGTTCGCCTCGCAGAATTGATAACGGGCGTCACACCTTATGTTGTAGAACAGAAGCCTTCGGGCAGCGGGACGCACAATAAGATGAATATGCGAATATCTCGCATGGCGCACATAAAGCCTTTCATAGAAACACTCCTTCCCTATATGGTTGGAGGGAAGGCTGCTAAAGCGAGGTTGATGCTTAAATACGTTACCAATCGATTATCCAAGATGGGCGACTCTGTAAAAGAGAAAAATCCACGTCTGTGTAAAGAAGACTGGGGGTTGGTTGTAGATTTTCACGGCCTTACCCACAAGAACACGCAGATGATGCCCGAAGTGCTTGAGATCCTCAGAGGCTAATACGTGAAACGTCCCAGAATACCGGGGTGATGATAGAGTCCAATCTACAGCGAGAGTTGTAGCGGCGTAAGGGAAACCGATAAGCCCGCCGTTTTGTGAAGGACGGTCAGTAATCCGGGCGCGGATGAAAGTAATAGAGAGCAGTTCGCTGACGTAAAAGATGCGACCCATCAGGGTCTCAACAAGGGTGATACTTTCACGTGGAACGTGTATAGCGACGTAGCAGCCGCTGGCGCGGCTTTGACTGAAAATACCGCTATTCCAATAACCAACTTCACCATCTCTCAGGCGTCTATGACGATCACTGAATATGGTAATTCCGTGCCTTACAGCGGCAAGTTGGATAACCTCTCTTTACACCCAGTACGTGAGATTGTGCGTAAAGTGTTAAAGAACGATGCGAAGAAAGCGCTGGATTTGGCAGCAGCCAACCAGTTTGCTTTAACTCCGCTACGTGCTTCAGCGCTTAACGGTTCATCTATTACGTTCGATACGGATACAACGCCTACTAACATCAATGGTGTGGCTTTGGGTACTTATCACGTGAAGCAGATTATCGACTGGATGAAAGAGCGAAATATCCCCGCGTTTATGGGGGATGACTACTACGCACTGGCATGGCCGACCACGTTTCGTTCTTTTAAGGACGAACTGGAGAGCATTCATCAGTATGTAGAAACGGGTTTCCAGTTCATTATGAATGGTGAAATCGGTCGCTATGAAGGCACGCGTTTTGTTGAACAAACCAACATCGTCAAAGGTGGATCCGTTATTGGTACCCCCGCAGGCGTGTGGTCTGGCGGTTTGTCTGACTGGGCGCTGTTCTTCGGTGAAGATACAGTAGCAGAAGCTATCGCGGTACCAGAAGAGATTCGGGGTAAAATCCCGACGGACTTTGGCCGTGAGCGCGGAGTTGCGTGGTATTACTTGGGCGGATTTGGTATTGTGCACCCGAACGATGCGGGTACCAATATCAATGCTCGTGTGGTAATGTGGGATAGTGCTACTTAACAGCTTAGCGGGGAAAATTCCCCGCTAACTCTTAAACTTCAGGAGAAAGTATTATGAAGAAAGATGCGGCAAGTAACGGCGCTAGTGTTAAAACCGGACTAAGTGAAGTCTCTCCGATTGAAGGTGTTGGAAAAGAGATGGACACTATGGGTAAAGGCCAGAAACCTAACGCTAACCCGAAAGGGCCAGTTAAAACGGAAGGACGTAAAGGCTTTAGCTGGAAATAAGGTAACCGAAAGAAGGGGGCATATTTGCCCCTTTCTTTTTATTTGCAGGAGAGATTTCAATGAAAACATCAAGTCCGCCTCTTGAGAACAGAGGCAGCAATGCTTTAGACGGGCCTATGAAAAGTAACCCCGGCGTTAACACCGAGCCGGATATGGGCGAGTCTTTAGCTAAACCTAAACCAAGTTTGGTTAGTGGCTTTAGTAAAGGCAGTCTTATGGTTGACGACAGCGAAAACACCACTACGAAGAACCCATTTAAAGATTCGGGGTATTACGACGATGATTACTGAGTTAGGTGTAGATTCTGCCGACATGGATCTCGACACCTCAAAACATTACGGTTTAGTGCGGGGGCTTCCCGGTGCGCATTTTGTGCAAAACGGTGAATATTTCGGCGCCTTGGGTAATGCACTTACGCTTGATGAAGCTACGGGTGTATACGTCCCGGCAAAAAACGCAGAAGAAGTAGTTAGCGTCGATGAAAACCTTGTCGAATTTGACATGGATTCTATCGCCACAGTTGCCGATTTTGATTTATTCAGCGCAGCGCTGAAAAAGGCCGACAGTAAACACGCCAAAACAGCTATTAAAGTGTTTGCCACAGAGGTTGTTGGCATGGAAAAGCTCAGCACAAGAAAGGGACTAAGCAAGCTTATTGATGAGGTCAGGGCGGAATATAAGGCCGTGCTGGAGATGGACATTGAATAATGTCTACCTTTTTAGACCTTTGTAAGTCTTACAGATCTGAGGCCGGGATACCCGGGAGCGGCCCTGTCACGGTTATTAATCAGACGGGAGAGTTAGAGCGGGTTGTACTGGATATTCAGACTGCAGAGCAGGACATTAAACGCCAGTGGCAGAACTGGAAGTTTCTCTGGGCTACTCATTCGGCGAATACAATAGCCGGGGCTGCGTGGTTAACGGTTCTCAAACCTGCAGATCTCGGCACGTGGGATACTGAAAGTGTGTGGATCGACAAGGGAACGGATAACGCTATCCAGTTAGACTATGTTGACTATGATGAGTGGCGCAATGATCAAGCCGTAGGAACCCCTGTTTCCGATACCCCGACGGAGTTTACTGTTTTGCCGAACGGTGAAATACGCGTGTATCCTATACCTACACAAGCGCAAGCTTTTACTGGAGAGTATTGGAGCAGTGCAGCTAACAACTTAGCACAAGATGCTGATGTCTCCATTATCCCCGTGGAGTATCATCGCATAATTATAGTTCGGGCAAAGATTATATACGCTGAACGCGAAGATGCTCCCGAAATAATGGCGGGGGCTTCTGTAGAGTATTCAGATTTGCTTACGGGTCTTGAGGCGGCGTATCTTCCGGGGCAGGGTGATGGGAGGCAGTCGCGGGTAATTCGGCCAAGAGTAGTGAGAGTAGAGTGACCCGCCGGGACAGCAGCCGTAGGCGCATTCCCGCCTCCAGTGTAAAATCTAAATATTTTCCCATGGAAGGCGGGTTAAACCTTACTGATCCAGTATTAAATCTCAGAGCGGGAGAATGCCTTGCAGGTATTAATCATGAGCCGGCAATACCTCGCGGTTATAGACGTGTAGAAGGATTTGAAAGGTTCGACGGGCAACCCGCCCCTTCAGAAGCAATATATTGGTTAGTAAGTTTCAAAACCGGATCTGTAGAGATCCCCGTAGGCAGCACTATTACCAGCAAAACCGGAGCGGGAGTACCTTCTCAGATAACGGGTAGAACGCTTACACTCCCCGTCGTTACGTCCGGCACTTGGGCGGGGGGAAACGCTGCTGGGTATGTCATAGCCGTTGAGTTGTTGTACGCAGGAACAGATACCGCGTTTTCTATAGACGATATTTTCACCTATGCAGCAGGCATCGCGTGGGCGTTTGTTTCTGCTGCTGAGCTTATTTCAGGAGTTGATCTGGGAGTTGTAACCGGCACAGCGGTACCCGCAGACGGTAAGTATATTGCTTTAACTTTTAAGAACGGCGTAACTGAGCCAAACATTGACGATAAAATAAAAGGGCAGACTACATCCACTGAAGGAACGCTTATCGCGAAGGTTGTTACTTCGGGCACTTGGGCGGGAAACACTGCAGCGGGTTTCTATATTTTAGTTAATTTTGGAGGACAGTTTTACGACGTAGGCGAGTCTTTACTTATCAATTCAATCACTCAAAATGCAACAGCAGACAGTAAAGGTGAAATTTATACAGAGCTAAACTCTTGTATATATTTCCACTATTTGCACTTATCGCAAGAAGACCGGCGAGGAAGTATTGCTGCTGTTCCCGGACAGGGGCCAGTTCGTGGGGTGTGGCAGCACAAGGGCGTTAAGTATGCTTTTCGTGACAAAGCTGCCCCGAATACGGCGTATGCCGGGATGTACAAAGCTACCGGCACAGGCTGGGTAGAACAAACTTTCGGCTATCAGCTTGGGTTTGTAAATTCACAGGCGCTTATACTTGCGGACGGTATTGCTAAAGTAGCGGGGGCTACCAGCGGGGCGACAGGGATTCTTGAAAGAGTTATTAAAATGTCTGGAAGTTGGTCAGGTGCGGATCCTACTCAGGGGGAGTTTGTGCTCTCTAGTGTTACTGGTACTTTTCAGTGTGGAGAGGATCTTGTGATAGGCTCAGCTATTGTTGCGCAGGCTGGAGGCGCACAATATGCGCAGACAATCGCAGCCGGCGGGCACTTTGAGTTTGAAAACCACAACTTCTATGCCACTTCAGGCTATCAGCGGATGTATTGGGTTAATGGTACAGACAACGCTTGCGAATGGGATGGCGCAACACTTGCTAAAATTACCACCGGCATGAAAATAGATAAACCCATACACCTTAGAGCTTATAAATATCATCTGCTTTTGGCTTTTCTCGGGGGGTCGTTGCAACCTTCTTCACTGGGGGAGCCACTTACTTTTGATGCATTATCGGGGGCGGTAGAGATAGGGGTTGGGGATGAAATAACAAGCCTTGTTGTAGAGGCAGATAACGTGCTTACGGTTTTCGCTCGGAACAGCGTCAACATGCTATACGGCACTTCCTCTTTGAACTGGGATTTAAAGCCTTATCACGCGAAGATGGGGGCGATCGGGTGGTCTGTTCAGAAAATAGGGCAATCTTGGTTTCTCGATGATCGCGGGTTAACTACGCTAACAGCTACCCAGCAATACGGAGATTTCAGGCAAAACTCAGTCAGTGCAAAAATCGATCCTTTTTTGCAGGCTAGAATGTCAGGTGTAAGGTCTTCTCAAATTGTTCGAGCTAAAAATCAGTATCGAATATTTTTCAACGACGGATTTTCTTTGTTTGGCACTTTTGAAGGGAGAAAAATTCTCGGATTTTTGCCCGTACAGTACGGGGTTCAGCCTTTTTGCACTGAGTCGGTTGAAGACGTAAACGGATATGAGAACCTTTTTATGGGTTGCGATGACGGCTTTGTGTATCAGCAGGACATAGGAACATCTTTTGATGGGAAGGAAATTCGAGCCACGCTCATGCTTAACTATTACCACTACGAAACACCTACCTATAATAAGCGATTTCGCGGAGTTACCTTTGAATTAGACATCCCGGATAATACGGATATTAAGTTTATTCCTGACTTTTCGTATGGTACTAGCGAGATTCCTCGTGCGGTTGAACAGCAAAACTTTGTTGTAGGCGGCGGCGGTTTGTGGGATTATGCTTTATGGGACAACTTTTTATGGTCTGGTCAGGTAATTAGTTCTGGTAGAAACAGGATAGACGGAGTTGGAGCAAATATGGGATTTATGTTTTCTTCAGAAAGTAAATACATGGAGTCTTACACCCTTCAAGGGGCTACAGTTGCATATTCAATCAGGAAGTTAGTTCGCTAATGGCAAATTCTTACTATGCTCGAAGTTCTAATTTTACGGCCTCTACGACGGCTCGTGGTTCGGAGGTAAAAGCGGAGTACGATCTTGTAGTCGGAGGCTTTGACAGTGTAAAAAGTGACATTACAAAAGTTGAAGGTGATATTTCTAATCTTCAAGCGGGGAACCCTCCCGGCTGGGGAGCTTCGCTTGACACTCGATGGGTTGTAAATGATACCAGTAACAGCACCAACATTTATACCGCAACGCTTAGTCCGGCGCCCACGGGGCAAAATATAACGCAGGGCTATTCTATCGAGCTTCTTGTGAATAATAACAACATTGGTGGGGGTGTTACACTCAATGTTGGTTCATTGGAAGGGGCTATTCCGATAGTTAAGGTTAATGGCCCGGCGTATCAGGCATTAGATCCTGATGATATGACAACGTTAGAGAGAGTAAAACTTATTTTCCTCGGCACTAACTGGGTGATGCGACAAGCCGGCGTATCCGGGGTTGAGGTAGGCACTTTTACCCCTTTCGGGGGAACCGTAGTGCCCACTGGGTACCTTGAATGCTACGGGCAGGCAATTTCCAGAGTAACCTACGCTGAGCTATTTGCAGTAATCAGTACCACGTATGGCGTCGGAGATGGATCAACTACTTTTAACTTACCAGACTTTAGAGGAAGACCTCTGATGGGGTGGGATAATATTGGTGGAACGGCGGCGAATGTTCTTTTGCCTTTGAAGTATGGTAAGTTGGCCGCAGGCGAACCTTCAGGTAAAGCCCCAGCTTACGGAACTTGGCTGGTTAAGACGTAAAGGTGCAAAATGGCACAATATGTAGGTAATTACCAAGAATATTTAAACGCCGGGGGGAAAGCGTCGTCTGCGGCATATTACAAAGCTAATCCAAGCGCCCCGGGGGCGGCTAAGCCTACGGGGAATACAAGACCCAATTCACCCGCTGCAAGAACCAATTCACCTGCGGCAGGAAAAGTGTTTTTGGGCGCTCAAGCAGGGTATATAGACGCTAATACAACTTTTAGTAATGGGTCTGTTACGATGACTGCGGCGCAGTTGGCGAACAGAAACCCGGAAGGCCGGAACGGCTTGACTTTTGACAAGGCGCCTAACGGGGAAGTTCAAGCTTACGACTCTTACGGGGATGAATCTTGGAGTCTATATTCAGCAGCCCCTAGAAAAAGAGCTTCTCCGTCGAGAAGCGTTGCCGCACCCCAGCGGTCAAGCAGCGGCGGTGGCGGTGGTGGTGGTGGCGGTAGTAGCACACCAAGCAACTACGGGTTAGATGGTAAAGTCAGCCGCATCGACACCGAGGCGCTTAAACTCCCACCTTGGCAAAACGTAAACGTTCCTTGGGATCCTGCTTATCTTGCGACGTACAAGGAGTGGGCTAAATCGGGTTTTATAAACCGCGAGGTAAATCCTAACGATCTAGTTCAGCAGCGTCTTGATGAGTTATTGAACAAACAAGGGAAGTATATTTCTGCAGCTCGTCAGCGCGGCGTTGAACAAGCTGCTTCCAGAGGGCTGCTTAACTCTTCAATAGCTGCTGGATCAGCGGAGCGTGCAGCGATTGAAGCTGCTTTGCCGATCGCTAAGCAAGACGCCAGCACTTATTTTTCTCAGGGCATAAATAATCAGAACCTTGCTAATCAATTTTCATTAGCACGTCAAAACGCAGGCATGACGGGTATGATGGAGATGGACAAGTTAAAAGAAACGCTTGAGGCTGAATTTGCTAGGTTCAACGGGGAAATGGACGTAAAAGTTGATTCCTTTAACGCAACTATGTCTTTTGAAGAGGCGATGGATGCGCGTGAAAAGGCCCAGCAGGAATTCCTTACTCGCGCTGAGGCATGGAGTGCGCTGGAGCGTGCGCGAATAAGCGCTAATACTTCTATTTCTGTTGCCGATATTCAGGCGGCGTCACAGGCAGATTCAGTGTACAAAAAAGGACTGCTCGATATCTGGGGAAACCCGGATATAACTCCGCAGCAGTCCGGGGTTTTTACTGATCAATGGCGAATAACTAATAACTATGCCACCAACTCTGCAGTTAGATGGGATCAGGCGTATAGATAATGGAAATTAAAGAAGCCACCGGTAAAGACCTGAAAAAAATTGTCAAGCTTCTTGAAGGGGCGCACGTGGAGTTTGGACACGCTTCGGTGCCTTTCGACTCTGACACTGTTCGTAACATGATTCAGCGGGTAATAACCCACCAGAACCACATCGCTTTTATTCTCGTAGACGGGAAGCAAATACGCGGAATACTTGCGGGGCTAAATAACCAACTGTGGTACAGCAGAAAAAGACAGGTTACAGATCTTATCTTTTATGTGGAAACAGGAACACGGGGTTATGGTGCAAGATTATTGTCTGTTTTTCTTGGGTGGGCGCGTAAAGTGCCCAACATAGGAGAAATTTCTATGGGCATAACAAGCGGGGCTAAGAATATTGATCGTATTGGTGCATTGTTTGAAGCCGTCGGAATGTCAAAAGTAGGGGGCACATACTCAATGTACCCGCGAGAAGAAAAAGAGGATGAGACATGGGTAGCATAGTTAAAAGCATAGGCAAAGCTGTTAAAAGCGTTGTTAAAGGCGTCATTAAATTTGTAAAAAAATACTGGAAAGCTATAGTTATTACCGCGCTTGTAGTCGCCGCTGTTGTGTTTACCCTTGGTGCTGGCGCCCCAGCTGCAGCCGCCGTTGCTGGCGGAGAAGCCGGGGCAGTTACGGGTGCCGGAGCTGGAGCTGGGCTACTTGGCCCGTCTATAGGCGCCGAGGGGGCCACAGCGGCAGCAAGCGGGGCCATCGCGGGGGGTTCTACCGTTAGCGCCGTACAGGGAACGTTAGCGGCCCCTGAGTTAGCTGCAGTTGCACCTATTGCCACAGAAACGGCTGCCGCCCCCGTTGCCGGAGCTGCGACTGAAGCGGGCGCACCGATGTTTACACAGGCTGCTGCGAACGCAACCGCACCTTTGACAGGTAGCACTACCGCAGATGCGCTGGTATCCGCACAGGCCACTACAGAGAGTCTCGTGGGCACGACAAGTGCAACCTCTGTGCAGCAAACATCGACACAAGCACTTATAAGCAACGCGCAAGCACCTTTAAGTGACATAACAAAAGCAAACTTTTATGCAAACGCTGACGGTTTAGAGCTAAAAAGCTTAAGCGAATACTTAGCTACGAACCCCGTCCCAAAAACCCCGGTGAATGTAATAGCCAATGCGGGACAAAAGGTAGTCGAGGGGGCAAAAACCGTAGGTAGAGGAGCAATGAATTTTGCTGATAAGCATCCTTTGTTAGCGGGAATAGGTTTGCAGGCCGTTGGCGGAATGTTAAAACGCCCTGAGGGTCAGCCAGAGCGGCAAGTTGCTCTTCAGGCAGGCATGGCGTCTCCTGAGGGTAGAGTTTGGAACGGCAGCGGGTTAATTGACTATAAAGACAGCGCCATTGCTTCGCAGGGTTTTAAACAGCGTGCGGGGGTTGCACCTATTAGCGTAACAGCTACCCCACAAGCCGAACTTCCTGCGCCTAGCGGGTTACTTAACCCTCCCACTCCGGCTAAGATTACCGTAGCTAATGAACAGCTGGTAAATCAGGGGCTGCTAAGCAACGTTCGGATAACAGGTACATAATTATGGGTAAATTTGTCAACGGGCTATTGACCGAATCAAGCGTTAATAAGATGGCTGAGGCAATGCAGGTTGCACCAAGGAAAGATCCTCGTGAGGTAGTTGATAAGCCTACCGGTGCAGCGGAAACAAGCAATCAACTCGCTCCGGGGGCGCCAGCTCCGACGCAAAACCCTCAAGCGGGTCAGCAGCAAAATTTGCAGGCGGACGCTGAAACGAACATCGTGCGTAAGAACTTACCTCCGCCCGAACAAAAAGTTCTTTCAGATACCCCAGAAGACGCTCCGACAGATACTGGGGAAAACACAGCCTTGCCTCAGCCCACCGCAGAAGAAGAAAAACAGGCACGTATTCTTATGGCTAATGTCGTTGATTTTCTCTACGGCGAAGGCCTGCAACAGACAACTAAAACGCTTAAGCAGAAAGATCAGCCAGTTCCTGAGGCTATTGGGCAAATTGCTTCTCAGCTCGTCACTACACAACTGGATGCGGCTGAAGTTGCTAACCAGACTGTTTCACCCAACATCTTGATGGCGGTAGGCGCCGAAGTTGTTTCTCAAATTTATGAATTGGCAGAGTCTCTTGGAGTGTGGCAACCCGGAACGGAAGAGCGGGCAAGTAAGGATATGAATTTATCTCTCAACTATGCAACGAACTTGTTTGTTCAGACACAGCAAAGCACCGGGAGACAAGATCGGATCGCAGGAATGCAGGACGTTGCAAAAGCAGCGCAAATCGGGGAGTATGAATCTCAGCCGGGTAGTCAATTCACCAACGATATGGCGCCTGTGCCCGAAGGAGGTTTGCTATAAATGGGTGACAGAGTAGACGGTTTTGTGGAAGGGCTTAGTCAAGGGTTAATCGACACAGGCAAGTATCTTGTGCGAGATTCTTTTGAAGCGCGTGCCTACGGCCGCAAAAAAGAAGTTGAGCAGCGTTTCTGGGAAGAGCGTAACGCAATCACTTACCCTCAGCAGCAAGCTCTGAAAGAAACAGAGATTACGGCCAGAAAACAAACAGCTAAAACTGTAGCCGATGCCCGAATTAAAGCAGCGGATAAGAAAGCACAGGCCACAATCAAGGCAGCGGATAAACTTGCTAACAGTAAGCTTACGCTGGAGGATAAAAAGGCAAAGAACAAAGCAGCCGTAGAAGATAAAAAAATACTGAACCCCGTCATGTTTGAATCTGCGCTTTCTGACACTGAAAGTACGCTTAAAGCTCTGAACAAACGATACAACGTAGTTCGACCGGGCGGCTTGGATCCGTATGAAGAAGACGCAACGCTATTGAAGAAGCAAATTGCGGCTGTTAAGATACGCCGTGACGCATTGATGAAGATAAAACGCTTAAAAGAAGCGGGTAAAACAGAAGAAGTAGATAAGTTTATTGGCGATTTTCTCTATAAGTACGGGGGGAAACCCGAAGACGCAACACCTAAATAAAATTTAGGAGTTTTTACGCTATGGCACATGATCAGGGTTTTCCTTCTCTTGAAGACATCATGGCTGTGGAATTTCCAGAAGATCCGGTTATTGCTTCTGAAGCTGAGCCTATCAGCCCGCCTGAACCTACCTCACCCCCAGCCGATACAAATTTCCAAAGTGCCTTTCCTTCTCTTGAAGACATCATGGCCGTGGAGTTTCCAGAAGATTCTACAAGCCTTGACCCATCTTCACCGGACAAAGAAGCAGTTTATTTACAAGACACTTACCCTTCAAAGCCTTGGAGGGGAACACCCAGCACCGAACTCCCGATCGACACTACCCCGGATACTTTTCTGGGAGCTATCGCAAAAGGCGCGGAAAACTTATCTGCAGTATTTAAAAACCAAGCAGGTGGAGCGCTTCAGTATATAAGTGAGGCTAAACCCTCACTTGCAGGACTGCCCGGCTATGATCTAACTGAAAATGCAGCAGCGCTTATAAACTCAATCGCTAAAAATTTCAAAGTAGAAGATCTCGGGGAAAAAGGAAAAAAGTTATCTGCTGAAGCTAAAGATGAGCTGAAGAAAAATGCTTTGATAGCTGAGCAGGGATCGCTTCCATATTACGGTTATAGTGGAGTCATCGCCGGAGGGTTAATGATCCCTACTTTAATCGCAACTTACCTCACTAAATCACCTGTCCCTTTAGTTTTTATGGGAGGACAAGTTGCCGCTGGCAGGTACGCTGAATCTATAGCAAAAGGACGAACTCACGAAGAAGCTTCGTTAGATGGCATGGTCTATGGAACGTCAGAGTTTGTTGGTCAAATACTACCGTTTGGCGTTTTTTTGAAAGAGGGCGGTAAATTTGTATGGCGAGCTGTTAAAGGGGGCGTGTACGAAAGCGGCGAAGAGGTTGTCAATGAACTTATACAGCTGGCCTATGACTGGGGTGTGCTGAAAGAAGACATGACCGCCGCGCAAGTTAAACAGCGCCTAAAAGACGCTGCGATACTGGGTGGTGGTTTAGGCTTAGCGATTACCGGGGCTTTTACACCTTTAGCGAGATCAAAAGAAAAACCACCTCCTCCTCCCGACGGGGAAGAAAATTTGTCTGGGCTTTTTAAAGGGTTTAACGCCGGGGCATATAACAGAAACAACAATAATGTTCCCCCTAATGCTCCTCCTCCCGCTGGCGGCGGTGAAAGCATTGGCGACCTGCAACAGCAGTTGACAGATCTCGAAGCTGAAGTTTCCGGGGAACCGGTTGCGCCTGCAGCGTCTTTTCAAGGTGATTTTTTCAACATACCAGATACTGTTCCACTGGACACGGGGTTAAAAAACCAGCCGAATGAAGTTATTCCGGGTAAAGAAGATATTGCTACTAACCAAAACCAAGGAGATTTGTTTGATGAGACAACCACAACTCCCGCCGAAGTTCCCCCTAAGGTTCCGGCCAAGCCAGATATTCCCCCAGAAGCTCCGCCCGCAGGTTCAGCAGAAATCTCACCTGCACTACCCGCTGAAGTTCCCTCTACGGTTCCGGCCAAGCCAGAAGCTCCCACCGTTGAAGGGGAGATAAAAACAGCGGTAGAAACTATGTCCGGGGCTGAGTTGACTAAAGAGCTTAAAGCTCTTGGCGTAGAAAAAATACCACATCGCATAGCAAGCCGCAGAGAAGTTCTTCAGCTCGAAAGAGATAGAACGCCCGAGCTTACACCTGAAGCCGTTGAGTTAGCTGCCAATGAAGCGGCTACCAGCCCGGAAAACAACTTACCTCTTCCTTCCGATGATCAGAAAGAAGCCGGCAACTATAAGAAAGGGCGGTTGTCTGTTAATGGCCTCGATATCGCTATTGAAAACCCAGCTGGATCTAAACGTCAACCCGAATGGCCCGCGCTTAAAGACCATTACGGCGATATTAAGCAAACGATAGGAACGGAAGGCAACGTTGGCGAAGGTGTTGACGTGTTTGTTAATTCAAACTCCAACGCTGACATAGAAGGTAACAACGTTTTTGTGGTAGACCAGTACGATAAAGACGGTACTTTTGATGAGCACAAGGTTGTGTTTGGTGCGGAAAACGCGAAACAAGCAAAAGCGATATACAACCGAAACTATGAAAAAGGCTGGGATCAGGGGAAAGCTGTAACTGAGTATACGTGGGATGAGTTTAAAGCTTGGTTGCCCAAGAACAAAAATGTACCCGCAGCACCCCCAATTATGCCCACCGCAAAGGTTAAAAAAGCCCCGCCTATTGTTCCAGAAAAGGCTGAACTTACTGTGCCTCGCGCTAAAACAGTAACCGCCGAGCTAATCCCCTCAACGTCTGTTGATCAACTACCTTGGATACATCAAGCGCCTTTTAAGACCAAACAGAAATATAGCCGTGCAGCCGCTAAGATCATTCAAAACGAAAAAGGCGAAGATCTAATTTTACAGAAAATAGGCGCACCCGCAGATAAAGTTAAAGAATCCACGGGAACCTTTGAAGGCGCTGTTAATCCCAACGTACTTGTAGATATTCGCGACAAAGAAACAGCGGATTTATACTCTAATATCTTTGGGCTTATATACTCACAGGATGCAGTGCCGTGGCACGCTGCAAAAAGTGAAGCTAAAGGTAAAAACATAAGCAGAGGAAAAGCTATACGTTTCGATAAACCTCTTACGCAAAGTTTAATAGAAACGTTCTATAACCATCTCGACACCGCACTTCCCGGCGGAGAGTTTACCGTCGTGGGTGAAGAAATACGGGTAATAAACTTTCGGGATGAAAATGGTAAACCTCTCAGTGGGGTGGACACAACTTTCTTAAAAGCTGTCGATAAAGCCGTTGACACTTTCAAATATAAGGGTAAAATTAGCGTTGGTGAATTTGGTGCAGAAAGTAACTATTTAAGCAACAACTGGGGAGAACAAAAAAATGGCGAAGCGTATAGATCTAGGATTACTGCCGCCGGACGATCCGATTTATTCGACTGGATACGTTATCGGAGGACGAAAGTTGGGGCGCTCCAAAAACGATTCAGCAATGAAGAACGCCGTAAAACAGGTGGGCAAAGAAGCCGACCAAGCACTGTCCGGCAGCAAAGACCAGAAGTAGACTCTAAAGGTAAAATCTCTCTCACCCATTGGTCTGACGCCTCTGAGCTGATCACGCTTGACCCCAAGTACAGTGGCACCGGTATAAAAGGTGCTGAGTCCAAGCGTAAAGCAAATGACCCCAAGAATTTTATAGCCCGCACCTACTACGGGTTAAAAGGCTACGCTAAAGAAACGGGTCTCGGCAGCAATACCTACGAAACAAGTATCGACCCCAAAGAACTCTACGATTTTGCGCAGGATCCTGACACTTTAGCAGTTCGCTACCCACTGGGGGGCGTCGATTTAACCCGGTATGAAAAAGCTATCGCTGATGCGGGGTATACCGGATATTTTGTTAATCAGGAGGACGTTCGAGTTGCTGCGATATTCAAGTCTTTAGACGTGGCGCCTGTCACGGTTAAAAAACAACGTACCCCCCTCTGGAAATCTGCACTTCTCGAACAGGTAACAGCTCTTGGGCAGTCCAGCGCCCCGGCGGCTCAGTGGAAAGCTTCAATTCAAAAACTACAGCAGAAAGGAGTAAAGCAGGAGGAAATTCAGTGGTCTGGCGTTATGGAGTGGTTAGATACCCAAAAAGGTAAAGTCACCGAAGAGGCAATGCTGAATTATCTTGCAGTTAATCAGGTTGAATTGAGTGAAAAAATATTAGCTGGCCCCGGTGGCCCCGGGTTTGAGGGTAGAACAGAACGTATGGACGCACTTATCACACGAGAAAACGCCGGAGATATTACAAAAGAAGAAACTATTGAATTAGATATTTTAGAACAAGAAGTGGCCCGGGGGGAAGAAGGCCACGATGAAACGCAATACTCTGAATATCAAATGCCCGGCGCAAAAGAAAACTACACTGAACTCGTTATTACTGCCCCTTTGCAAGAAGGTGAGACCTATAGCTCTTCACACTGGGAAAATATTGATAATGCTGTTGTACATCTCCGTTTTAACGAGCGCACAATAGAAGGAAAGCGCACGCTGTTTATTGAAGAAATACAGAGTGATTTGCACCAATTGGGAAGAAAGTATGGCTATCAGTCTGGGCTGAAAAAACCTCAAGCGTTTTCTCCTAAAACTTGGCAGGATATGAAAAGCGCAGCACGTAAGGTTGCTCGTAAATACGATGGGTTTGGTTTTGATAGCTCATTGCACGCGCTTCATGCTTTTGTTACTGCAAATAGAGACAGTTCAAACAATATTGGATATCCGTGGTTTAAAACTTGGGACACCAGTGATTTATCGCAGGAAGAAATTGCAACTATTCAGCTTTATGTAGAGAACAAAGTTGAAACAGATGAGTATAACGAGCGTCGCCTTAACACCCTTCCTGATGCCCCTTTTAAAGAGTCCCGCGTCTGGGGAATGGTTGGGGTGAAACGCGCAATACGCTGGGCGATAGATAATAATATTGAGCAGATAGCTTGGACACCGGGCGAAGTTCAGTCGGACAGATATGATTTATCTAAGCACATTTCTGCAATACGCTATCTTCCTTATCGGCCCCCATATACAGACAAAACAGAATATGAAATAAGTGTAACTGATGTCGAAGGGCATGGACTAATCAGTTTTACGAGATCATACAACCTAAAACAGGTAGAAGATACGTTCGGAAAAGACATCGCTGAAAAGATCCAAAACGGTGAAGGGGTGATAGAAATAGAAGAAATATACCGCGCAAGAACGCTGAAAGGTGTCGATCTCAAAGTAGGCGGCGAAGGCATGAAAGGCTTTTATGACAAGATCTTACCTTCTGCGGTAAACAAGTTTATTAAAAAGTTTGGGGCCAAGGTTGGAGTGGCACAGATAGAGGCGAAAGATGTCTGGACTTTCCCAATAACTGAAAAGATGAAAGATACCGTCGGCAGCGGCGTTGCTATGTTTCAGCAAGCATCTAAAACGCTGACAAACGGCGTTACTCAAAAGTACATCGATGAGCTTCAAGCTGAAGTTGATCAGCTGAACTTTAAAATGCCTGTGAAGGTGATCGCCAGTAGAAAAGATCTTTCGTGGGGAGATATGCTTAGTGAAGATGGCGCCACAGATACTACAGCAGTATGGGCGGAATTTGCCGACGGCTCTTCCAGAATATACGTTTTTGCTGATAAAACGAGAAACGCAGAAACAGCTATTGTGTCCGCAATACATGAAGCTGTAGGCCACGCAGGCTTACGCTCTTTATTTACAGGAGAAAAGGGTTTAGATCAAAAGGCTTTTGATGATTTTCTTGATGCTGTATACAAAGATCAGGCAAAACGTATTGCAAAAACAAACAGCTATCGAGAGCTTAGATATGACCTCAGTGATACTACTCAACGGCGTGAAGCTACAGAAGAATTTTTTGCTTATACTGCTCAAAACTTAGTAGGCAAAAAAGGCGTTCGCGTTCCTGACTGGTTAACCAAGCTGTTCATAAAGTTAAAACAAATATTGCGCAAATTGCACATACCCAATATAAACCTGTGGGGGAGAGCTGAACTGCTGGATTTAATATCTCGGGCTAATCACGCTGCGCGTAGAACCGAAACGGTACGAGACCGAACAGGCGAGCCTGTTACTGTCAGACAGAGCAATTTAAACCCGGATAACCCCACTGTACGACATCAGCGCCAACAGCGCGAGGATACCTTTTCAGCGGAAAACATTAGAGACAGAGTAAAAACTCGCGTCGATATTATTCGCCTCTATTTGCAGGATAAAAGTATAGAAATAAAACGAAAACAAAAGTCCTACGAGGTTGCTGTGCCTGAATCACAAGATGCTTATCAGGCCATTTCTATTTACGACAGTGTTGCCGGGGAAAGGTTAAACACTTTTGACGAAGAGCGTATTCAAGTTTTACTTGAACAGATTGCTGTTTCAAATCTTGACATAACAGACGTGGGTGAGTGGTTAGTAGCCCGACACGCTTCAGAAGCAAACGCGTATCTTTATGAAATAAACCCCGATATGGGTATCGACCCTGCCAGAGAAAAACTCTCAGGCATGAGCAACAAAGAAGCAAAAGCTATCCTCGATAAATACGCGGATAATCGCGCTTTGCAAATAGTGGGCGACACCGTAGACCTGATAAACAAAGAAAGCCTGCGACAAATGGTGCAGGATCAACTTTTAGCTCAGTTTATGGCGGATAACTGGGCAGGACGCTATCAACACTATGTCCCTCTCATGCGAGAAGAGGCTGAATCTTTCTCTGATTCTCTCCCCGGACGGGGTGAAGGTTTTAGCCTCAAAGGGCGCGAGAGTAAACAGCGTACAGGTTCAGCTTACTGGACACCAACTAACATAGTATCGAACGTACTTACGCAGGCGCAGTTGCGCATAACGCGGGGTGAAAAAAATAAAGTGAGTTTAGCGTTACTGGAACAGGTAGAAGCCCATCCCGATCCGGCTTTCTGGAAAGTAGTGATAGACCCAACGCACCGAGGCGTCGTGCAGCGTAAAACAAAAGAAGGGATTGTACGCGAAGTAAAAGATATCCCAGATTTTCAGTTAAAACCAAACCAGTTAAGCGTAAAGCGTAAAGGTGAACAAGTAATTGTTGAATTTACCCGGGGCAATCCTCGCGCTGAACGCATGATTAAGGGTTTAAAAAACTTAGACGCCCCTGACTTTGGGCCAGTTATTCGCACAATGTCGAGCGCCACTCGTTTTTTAGCGCAGGTATACACCGCTTGGAACCCAGAATTTGCTGTTACTAACTTTATCCGTGACATACAAACCGCCGGGTACAACCTCACAAGCACCGAACTTAAAAACACAAAAATCAAAGTGTTGACCTCTGTTCCTGCCGCAATGATGGGCATAATTCAGGGTATGCGAGGCAACATCACGGCTCCTTGGGCTAAAGTGTGGAATGAATTTCTTGAGGCAGGAGGTAAAACTGGCTGGATAGATTTGCATCAAGACGTAAAAGTGTATGAAAAAAACCTACAACGTATCGTAAACAGGCTCAAAGCGGGAAAACCCCCAAAACAACTTATTCGTCGGTTTTTTGACGGTATTTCAAACGCCAATACCGTTGTGGAAAATGGAGTACGTCTTTCTGCATATAAAGCCGCGAGAGACATAGGTATGTCTCCTGCAGCTTCTGCTGCATTGGCAAAAGATCTTACAGTAAATTTTAATCGCAAAGGTTTGTTCGGGCCTGCTATGAATGCGTGGTATGTATTCTTTAATGCCAACGTTCAAGGCCAATTTCGTATGATCGAAACCATGGCGACTTCAAAAATGGGGCGCCGAGCAGCTTACGCTACGATATTGTTTGCTTTTATGCTGGATATGGCTAACCGACTTATGGCGGGCGAAGATGACGACGGACAAAATTTGTATGATGCTCTTCCTGATTACATAAAAGCCCGTAATGTTATTTTCTGGGGGTTCGGTGGAAGAAAAGAACCGCTTATAAAATTCGCAGCGCCTTGGGGCTATAACGTTTTTCATTTAATTGGACAGGCCATGGGGGCAGCAACTACCCGTCAAGATTTTAATATTCAAAACGAAATGGCTAAACTTTTCTTCGGAATTATTGAGGCTTTCAACCCCGTAGGCTCCGGGGATTTACTGCAGTTAATTTCCCCGACGGTATTAGATCCTGCGATACAAATTGGAACTAACAAGGACTGGGCTGGAAGACCTGTCAAGCCTGAAGTGTTCCCCTCCAATACACCTAAACCTTTTTCTCAGCAGTATTTTAGAACTGCAACTGAAACGAGTAAAGATATAGCCCGAAAGTTAAATGAAGTTGAAATACGCGCCTTGGGCATAGAAGGTGGAACGACAATCACTCCCGGCACCCTTGACTTTTCACCCGAATGGTTTGATTTACTGTTTGAGTTCTCTACTGGCGGAACAGGTAAACTTGTTAGTAATACTTTAAACGTTGCACGCTTGGCGCTTAAAGAGAAAAAAATCCCTGTTTCTACCATACCTTTTGTACGAAAAGTTACCGGGTATGATAGTCAGTATGGCGTTAAATCCCGGTACTATGAATGGTCAAGAGAAATTGGCTATACAAAACTTGAACTTAATGCCCTTAAAGGAAAAGCGCGTAGCAAATTACGGGATACGCCCAAAGGCTCTGTGGTGAGTAAGTTTAGCAGTACCGAAAAGAGTTTGCGTAAACTGCGGAACCAACGCAAAAAAGCGGTTGGACGAGAAGATCAAAAACGCGTTGGAATTATTGACGAAAGAATCCGGCGCCTCATGGTCGGCTTTAATATCGAGTACCGTGAAAAAGTGCTTGGGTTTAAATAGTCAATTTTTACCAACAACGGTATTCTTGCTCATTTTTTTATATACCTCTTTGTAATAAACCCTTTAGCGTCCAAAGGCAGCCCTTTTATCCAGTCTGGAACTGTTGTCATACAGCGGGTTAATTTTTTTAACTCGTGTTCGACTTTTGTTTTGGGTACAGAAGCTACTAGTTCATCGTGAACTCTCAATATAACTTTGCCCCCCTGTTGTCCGTATAGTTTTGCACCATAAAAGAAAATATCTCGTGCAATTGCCTGCGTAATATTTTCCACAATTTTTCCGCCAAAACTTTCAGTGCGAACCCACTTATGGGTATAGCTATCTAGCCCCATGTACGAAAAACCGCCGCTGTCATATTCCGGTTTGTAGTATGCGAGTCTGCGACCAGAGGGAAGAAGTATAAAAAGAAAATCTTTCTCAACTGTGAAAGTGACATGATGAACGCGTTTTGCTTTACCGGGATCTTGAATAACCAATCTCACGGCTTTATCACACGCATACCAGTACCTGACAATAGGTTTATTTTTTGCTCTCCAAGCCCTGACCAGAGGTAGACCTTCTGAATCGCTGAACTGTGCAGCCCCGTATTGGGTCGCCATGGTATTTAAAGCACCGATCGCCCCTTGATACCCCATCGACAACTCTAATATTTTTCCCTTGAAGCGCTCTGCATCTGTTACCCGGTCATAGGGTATCCCTAAAACATCTTCTGCAGCGACTTTGTACATGTCCCTGCCTGCGGCAATTTGCTCTAGCTTCTTTTGAAAATCACACTGCCACGGCAATACTCGACCTTCAATGCCTGTTAGGTCTACGACGCTCAGTATTTCCCCTTTAGGCGCGGTAATCGCACACCGAATGATGCTGGATAGAACTTCCATAACATCACCGTAAACTAAATCTATCGCTTCTCTTCCGTAGTTTTTTAACAGATTTGCGGCTGAAACAGCATCTTCCAGCATCCCACGGGGCAAATTCCCCGGCTGAAACAGCCTGTGTGCGTCTCTGCCGGTACGTGCGGCTCCGAGGTACTGGTGAGTATACCGAATACGCCCATCGTGGCATACAGCGCGATCTAGGGTGTTCCATTTAGAAGTTGATGTCTTCGATAACTGCTGATTGAGACGCAATATCTTTCGAGCGTCTTCGGATAGCTTAGTGTTCGTCAGCGCTAGTGCTACGGTGGCTTTTTGCATGTTGGCTAAGTGGAGACCTTGAGTATCTCGTAACCAGACTTTTACCTGTGCTTTAGAGTTTGGGTTATCTAGCCCCGAAACCTCTTGCATACGCGATATAAGACACGCTTTTTCTTCTTCGACAGCGATAAGGGCTTTCTCTACCAGTGTCATGTCTATGGGTAAACCCCGGTGATTAATTTCCTGATCCATTGCCCATTCACTCCATTTAACGCTAGAAGAATACGCACTAATTTTTTCGTGAAGCGGTACCAATACCTCTGTATCGGTTAAGCCGTAGTGGATAAATTTAGCCCAGTCTTCCGGGGCGTTGTGTCTGTCCCAGTGTCTTATTATCCTGTTTTTTGGCTGGGGCATACAGAATTTGCGGATAAGGCGCGAACCCTCCCGTTCTTTTCGGTAAGGAATTTCAAAACGCTCCAGCACTTGATCCAACGACCCTTGAAACCCTAAAGACAGGGCCATGACCATTAAACAGCGCCAGCGTTTCAAGGGTATGCGTATACCGAGATTTTCCAAGGCTGCGCGATCAAAAGACGCATTGAATGCAAAAAACAGTGTTTCAGAAGAACTTGCCGCTTTAGCTAAATCACTGGGAATTTTAGAGTTAAATGTTACATCCCAGACTTGAGTTTCAACTATAGAATTTAGTTGGTAAGTAACTATTATCGTTTGTGTAGAGCTGTGCTCAAAATATTTTGCTGCCCCTACAAGCTTGAGAGGCGCTTTTGATTTAACTTCGGTATCTATATAGCATTTTTGCATTTTCTAATCCAAAAAGTGGCATACTTTTACGCACCTCGGTATGCCAGCGAGGCTTTGTGAACTAGCGCCGAAAAGGGAGGACAAAACAGCGCTATTTCGCGTTATTAGTAGCATACTTTTACGCACCTCGGTATGCCAGCGAAGCTTTGGGAAACAGTACCGGGCCGGCACTGCTTCGCGTTATTACATCAAGCCGTCATCATCGCCTTCATCGGCAAAATCGTCTTCGTAAGGAACGTCCGCAAAATCGTCTTCAGCAGTAGTTCTGCCGTCAAAGGCGTCGTCGTCTTTAACCTTCATTACGTTACTCAAAGAAAAACTAACGCCGATTCCGCCTGTTGGGTGTTTCCACGGATAAAGCGTAATACTGGCGCGGTAATGCGCTCCTGCATACAGTTCTTTCGCCTCCATGATAGCCTTTAACTGGGTATTGACTACCGCCGGTTGTTGGCTAGATCTGGCCTGCAAAATATAAGCATTTTCCCACTGCTCGATAACTTCATTATCTCCGTCTTTGATTGGGTTTGTCCACTTGTACTTTTTGATCTTTGGGTCGCCAAACTTTTCAACCAACAGCTTGTGTATCTCAGCCCTCATCTGTCGCACAAAAGCCATGTGCGCTTTATCGTCCTTCATCATGACAACAGTTATAGAGTATTTCTCCTCTGGGTTTTCCCCGGGAAGCGAAGGTGGCGCGTGGGGTTCGTTTAAATACACAAAAGACCCACGAAAAACAGGTGTTACAAATTTTTCTTTTTCCATGATTAAATCCTCTTTCAGTTAAGTTAAGTTAAGTTAAATACGGCGGGGTTAAAACACAACAAGTCTACATAAAAATTTTCTTTGTTCATATTAAGCCCTCCTATACTACGCCTTTAAAATCCTCTGCCGCAGAATTGATAGTTGCTCTTTTATCATCAACTTTAGCGATAGTGTATCTCTCTGGTTTTACCCACAGCGCGAGTATTTTGTCCTCGGCTTCGGTGGCTTCTTCTATGCTCATGCTTTCAGTGTCTTTTATTACCTTTTTCACCATCGTTTCCATTTTGGCAGGACTTAGAAGTTTACCCGGAGAATATATTTTATTTCCGTAAATTTCTAAAAGCACTTTTGCCGCAATATCCTCGCTTTTCCATTTACGGTTAGTTCTGCCCGCAACAAGTTTCCATCCGGTTGGAGAGAAGCCGGCTTTGGCTCTTTCAAAGGCGCTGGCGCGAATATCTTTAATCCACAACTCCAGTGCAGGTAATCTATTTAAAATCTCGCCTAAAAGCTTGGCGGTAAGTTCTGTTGGGCGATTTCCTTCTATCCCTTCAAAATCCATAGCAGCAGTTTCTAAGTTATGCTTACGCAGTTCGGGGCAAACATGCGAGGCTTTACAGTAAAGACAGTGGGTGCCCGCAACCAGTGGGGGCTTTTCTGATATTGCGAAATTCGCAGCCGGGATTAAAAAATCGTTCGTCCACTCCCAAAGCTCAGTAGTGGAAATAACCTCGCAATCAAAGTTATCGATGCGGGGCTGACCAACATGCAACACAACCTCGTCCTGTCCTTCAGGGAAGCGTTCTAAGCTTAAAGCACCATAAATCCGAAATTGAATATTCTCGTGCGCAGATACTTCACGTCTCCCGTATTTATGATCTAATACATGCAAGCTTCCAAGCGCCTCGTTGGCGACAACATCCGCAGTACCACCAGATTCGGGAATCAGTTTAGTTTTTAACTTCAATTCAACGTGCAGCTCGTGGATAGCGGGCTGATAAAAGCTGTAAAAATAGTCCAGTTCCTGCTGCACGAGATCCAGCCGCTCCTGCGTCATAAGAAATGTGCGTTCCCCCGCTTTTATGGTCTGCCCCAGAAAAGAATCAACTGAGCGTTTAGTGCGAATGCAAGACTCAGTGACAGTGTGTAGCGCAGTGCCTTCGTCCGCCGCCTCACTGGACGTATCCGGGAACTGCGCTTCGTATTGCGGCGCACCCGCACAAACTGTCCAGCGGTGGCCGGCAGAGGGGGAGAGAAGTTTATGGCCCACGGCGCTAAATCAAGTCTTGAGCGTTAAAACTTTCTTTAAGCCCGTTAATAATTTCTTTCAAAAGCTCAGCGTCGCCAACGGCTTCTGAACACTTAGTAACTCCGAAGCTTTTCAGCACAGTGCGCGTTTCAACAACACCGAAATCTTCGATATGTTTTCGAGTAAGTTCTTGCGCCTTTGTCAGTAACTCCGTCACGTCTACGTCTTCGGCAGCGACGGCGGCTTTTTCCTTCTTCGCTTTGGCATTGGCCCGGCGTTTAGCGGCAGCGGCTTTTTTCTTTTCTGCAGCTTTCCTCTCGATATATTCGTCTTCGGTTATATCGGGACTGTCATCCGCAAGTTCGGAGTCCGGTTCCTCTTCCAGCTTCCGGGCTGCAGCTGCTGCCTTTATCTCGGCGTTTTCATCTGATTCCAGCTTCCGGGCTGCAGTTGCTGCTGAGGAAATGGCCTCCAGTTCTTTTGACATGTGGGCGTTCGTCGGATGTGACAAGCTTTCTTCGTCAACAAGAGCGTTTGCAATTTTCTCACAAATTGCGGATTGTACGGTATAACCGTCTGAAAGTTCAACGAATAATTCTGCTAAGTGTAAGCTCATGTTTAATTCCTCTAGGGGTGTAAATGTCAATAATAGGTTATTTGTAAGTTTTTTACAATACTTTACATAAATTCTTCTGCAGGATCTATCAGCCTATCGATAATCTCCTTCTTTTTAAGGGTTTGGTACAACATGTGCTCGTCAACAGACTTATGAATAGTCATATAATAATGAAAAGCCGATTGAGGTTTACCGTGAATAATATCTACTCGCGCTTCCGCTTGTGCTAAATCCCCGGGTACCCAGCTGGCCTCAGCAAAAACGGTTGTATCGGCGGCCCATAACGGGATACCCACAGCTGTTTTTATTTGCATCAATATGATTTTACAATCAGAATCCTCCTGAAATTCTTTTACCCGGGTAGCTCTCATCTTATGAGAAGTTTTGCCATCATACCGTACCGGACTAAAATCAGATAGCCCTTTTTCTAATAAATCTGCAGTGTTGTGATACTGAAAAAAAACTACTACTTTGTGGGTTTTTGTCAACAGGTCTTTTATGAATAGCACCGTTTCTGCCGCCTTTTGTTCGCCGATAAAAATCATCAAATCGGTTAAGCCTTCAAAAGCAATGGCCTCTTCTGTTTTACTCAAATCCGAGGTATTGAACTCTTTTTCTCTTTTATCCAACGGTAAATTAAGCGCAATAACCTGTCGCCCTACCGGGGGAAGATTGTTTATAACCATCTCTTTAGTGCGGTGGTGCATATATGGCTGCAGCGTTTTAGAAAGTTCCTCAATATTGCTTGCGCCGCTAACATCCATACCCCACTCGGTTGGATAGGCCGCGCAGAAATAGCGGGTGTACATATCGTAGTCGAGATTGAGAGCGCCAACCATTCGTAAAATTGTATAAAGCTCTACCGGGCGGTTGGGTACAATGGTTCCTGACAACATCATCGTTAAGCTCACTAATTCAGTTAATCTCCACAGTCGCTGGGTGCGTTTAGCCTCTAAATTTTTTAAATAGTGCGCTTCGTCGATAACCAAAAGACGAATCTTTGAAATTGGAATTTTTTTGGCTTTGGTTATGTACTCATAGCTAACGATGTGAAAATCTGCACCCCGTTTAAAGTTATCCGTGCCTTTTAACAACACCTGTGTTTTTAGCTTTGGCGCCCATTGTTTTATTTGTTCTGCCCACACCCAGCGCAAAGAGGCCGGGCAGACCACCATGGCCGGAAAAGCTCTCATTTTTATTGCGTATTCGATAGCAATCCGTGTTTTGCCCAAGCGCATACCGTGCGCAATAATAAACTTTTTTCGGGACATACCAAAAACAATAGCGTCCTCTTGATGAGGCATAAGCGGAGCGATCATAGCAAATTCCCATAAAATTCAGTGATGCCGGTAGCTTCTTTATACATCTCTCCATACGACATTTCGTTTCGTTTTACCATAACACCGTTTTCATCTCTTATAACATATTTATCGTGATCGCGAATTACCCAAAAGTTGTGCTTTCTCACCTTTCCGTCGTCATGCTTAACGCTTTTTCTACGCAGCTGAATCCCTCCCGCCGTTGCTATAGCGTGCTGCAATACGGGTAATGACGTTATGCGTTTTTCCGCACAGAAATCAAGCAAATCAGTGCCTAAAATTACGTCGTGATCGAACATCCCGACTCGGCTTCCAATAAGTTCACTGACCATCATTTCTGTACTGGATTTACTGTCGTACTGCATGTCTCGGTGGTCACGCATAATGCCTTCGCTAGTAGGCCGCACATTCGGGTTAAAATGGCTAACGTCCCGGTGTAGTAGCTCATAGTGCATCAACTGACGACCACCTTCGTATTTTAACCAGTCCCATATTTCTGTAGCCATTGTGGGTGTCATCCTCGCTTCTATGCAGTGTATGATAACTAACCGGCGGTCAACTGAAGCGACATAGATAGGGCGAGGGCTGTTGGAGGTCATGATCAGTCCGAATAAATTGGGCTGTTCAAACACAGGCTCAAATTTAACGTTAATTGTCAGCGTTTCAGGGGGTGCCGCCAGCAAAGGTTTAAGCATGTTAATGGCTTCTTTTCCGCCTTTGAAAGCCTCCACTTCGTTTATTATGATAAGTTTTTTATACTTCAGGGCCGCGTTAAAATCCCCCATCAGTTCTTTTAAAGTGCACTCTGAGCTATTACTTTGCCCTATGGCAAAGCGTACGGGATCGATTAAAGTGTCTTTACCTACACCTTCCATCACGCTGAACATAAGCGGATGGTGATTAAGCTTTACTTCGGGGAATTGCACAAGGAAAGCACACCAGTCTAAAAAATAGTATGCTAATACTCGCGAGGGTATAACGTGGTGCAGTGCACGATGGTAACTAGCCGTTGAGGCTTTGGTATATTCGACAGCAGCACATCTGTGCGCTCGATACATGTTAAAACAGTTAAGCCCTTTTGCTTTAAATATCTGCTTTTTTCCGGGTGCCCACGTCACGGTATCTGCTTGCCGGCCAGAGGATATCAGGGCTTTATGCGCGAAAGGTCGTTCCCCTTTTTGCCCCGTGTGGGTGGTGCTGAACTTGTTATCAAAGCCTCGCAGTTCAAAATATTTACCTGACGTCGTGTGGATAACCTTGTTAGCGCTTGCTACGAACAAAAAGTTATCCCGTATGTCGTCTTCTGCTTCGTTTCCTGCTCGGTGCGTGAGCACGGGAGTAGTTTTTTTTGTCTCCTCTTCTAGTGGGATATTGGCAAAATCGCTCTGAGGAGATGTGTCGTAACCCCTCGCCCAGCAGCGCATGTAGTAGCGTCTGCTGCGTTTTTCAGCATACTTGTACCCTGAGCCATGGGGATAGGTCATAATCAGCTGAAAAGCCTCCTGATAGCTGTACCCCTGTCGCTTTAATGCTCCGATCAGATTCATGTCAAAACTTGACCCGGAAGTGTCGCGCATATTGGGTAAGGGATTACCCGCGTATAAGCCGGCGATATCGGTGTTCATTTTCAAGTCTTTGTTAAAGCGCTCAATAAGTACATCATCTAAATCCAGCAATTCAGTAGTTGAAAAAACTGAATCCCAGTCCACGTATTTAAACTCTGCCGGATCCACACCTTCTCGGCTAGTGTCTGCGCCCATAGGTGGCTCCCCAAACGCGCTAAGAATCTGCTCTGGAGAATAGCTTATATCGTTTTCCCACATTATTCGGGCAAATAGCCCCGTTTTAGTGTTGATCGTACCGGGTAAACGCAACAATCGATCCACGTTTTGAACCGCATCTCCACCCACGATGGCAATTACGGATCTGCTTAAGCCTTCCCACTCTTCTATCTTTTCAGGGGTAGCCTCGTAGGCTTTGTCAGCGTACCAAATAAGCTGTACGCCTCTACCAGAAAAAACCATTAGTGAAGGAGGCAAACCCCGCTTCCCTTCCATTACCGGGTGCACGGTTTCCTGCAGCAGCCCGGCAAGGCGCCGAACCATCTTAGTGTCTTTGTGTTTTAGCGCCGTGGAAATATGGTATTTTTTGAAAAGCAGTTCGTTAGGGGTTCGTTCGAGATCTGGGTCAGGGTCTATGTCTGCAGCCCAGCCCCTGAGAAAGGTAATGTCGGTTTTGCGGGGCTTTGTTCCGGTGAATTCCGGGTTTATGGTATTCAGAGTGTAATATAAATTCGCTTTTGGATGTTTTTTGGGCATTTCCGGGGTATAGGTTTTGCTGAATAGCATCCCCCGGGTATCGATAACGACTACAGACATGCCGCCATTTTGATAGTCTTCCAGAAACGGGGCCGTTTGCGCGGAAGGCTTTAATTTTGCTAGTAATAATGGCGAGTGTTTGCTATCGTTCATAACAAATGGCTTACTAGTCCCTCGATTGGTAGTTATTTGGTGTCTCTAGCCAGACGAATCGCCCAATACTTTGGTGTTGGGCTTTTTTATGTCTACATTAAATCTTCCGTCTCTAGGCTTACTTCTGAATCGGGCAATTTTACTTCTGAATCGGGCAATTTAAGTATGCCTTCTTCGTCCAGTATCTGCATAACAAGTTTGCGTACGGTAGGCTCTACAACTAAGAGCAGCGTAGAAGCCGTGCTCTTTTGTAGACTATCAATTAAAAGCATTTTATTCAATTTGTTTCGGATAACCTGTTCGTATTTGGACAGGTAAGTGTCCCAGTTTTTAACTGCGGGAATAAGCGCGTCTTTGCTGAGTAGCCCGAGAATATCAAGAATCATTATGTACTCCATAGGCACCCCTCTTTTTTTCCATTGGCCTACTGAAGCGCGTTTATCCAAAGATAACTCACGAGCCATATCCATCGCAGAAGGAAAGATGCCCAGAACGGTGTCATAAGCGTCTATGCGCTGCTGTCTTATGCTGGTTTGGTTTGGGTTTGGCATATTAAAAAGTCCGTTAAAAGGTAAAAAAGCTTGAAAAGTGTAACAAACCCGTAAAAGCTTTACAACGAACCTCTTGTATTTTTATTTTTCTCAAAAAAAAGCCCTCAACGTCGGTAAAGACGCGAGGGCAATATTGACCTGCAATGGAGGGAACAGGCCATGACCACAAAAACAACATCAACCGAAAAACAGTTTAAATCGTTTTTATCAACATGTCCAGTTTGTCTCGAAGCATTTTCAACGCCACCCTAATAGTCTCCAGCTGAGCAATAGTAGGCTGTTGTGCTGCTGGGTTGCTTAGCGGGTTATTGGTTTTATGCAAAAGAGGCTTAAACTCTAGCGTGGGCGGCTTTTCAGTAGTTTCCACTTCTTTCTTTCGCACAAAGAGCTTACCCGCTAAAGCATCTCGTCGTATTTTAATCTTCGCAATCCGATCGTCCAATATGTCAAGATCCAACTGAGTCAGTTTATACCCCGGGGCGGCAGGGTTCAAAATCTGAGTCTGTACCAAAAAGGCTGAACTAACTGTGTTGTGGTTGTCAGCTAAAACGCTTTTAGCAGCTTCACCCAGCGGGGCAAGCATGAAATGCCCTTTATGGTAAGTGTCGGGCCAACGGACTTTCCACTCAAGCTCTTTACCTATAAAGCCTTTTTGTGTTTCGCTGAGCAGAACGCCCTCTACCGGGCAAAACACAGCCATCATCGTGTCACCAATTTTCATCTTTTGCGTCCTCAACGGCCTGTAGCATCCTTTTTTCAGACTGGCGTATCTTTTCGGCGTTGTACTCAATTAAATAATCTGAGCTAACATCGCCAGTTGGGGTTATGCCAATATTGGCGTCTACTGCCCCTGAATTCCAAGGATCGCTCCCTTCAAAGTATGGACTAGGTGAAATTCCATCGTTTTCCCATGCGTCGGCGGGTCTCGCAAAAAACGCAAGGATACCAATACCTAGGATAAAAATGAAAACGTATAAAGCATGTTTTATTCTCGAAAAATTCCACATAAGTGTTCTCCTGTTAGTGAGTGGCTGAGGGGTAATATCCAAAAGCAGCCTGCAGGTCTTTAACGCTCTGGATAGCTACCTTATCGGGATCAGGGTC